CTTTCGCTCGCAATGCGCCAGGGTGTTTGATAGCTCCTTGAATCCATTGTCCTTTGCTCGATTTAGCCATTGGATATCTCCTTTGATATTACGTATGGAACGATAGTTGTGGTGGAATCCACGGTTCAGGCTTTGGTGGCACGACCAATTCCATAAAACGTTTTCGCCACCATTGAAGTTGCCATTCAGTGACGTGCCGTTCCTTAGCCTGGCGGTCCACCACCTTGGCTTGGCGGGACGCCGCCTTCTGGCGGCGGTTCCCCTGCTTGCCCTCCTGGGACTTCCTGCTGGACATCTTGCCGCTCCAATCTAAAAAGACCTGCATCTAAGTCAAGAGCGTTACTGAGACGCTCCAACATTTTGTTGAACATCGTGAAGTCGCCACCCTGAATCGAGGCTTGCACCACAGGCGGTAGGACTGTTTGGGCCAAGAAGGTGGCCGCCTGGGTGGCCTGTTCTTTATCACGACGCCGTCCAGTACCAGACACAATTTGGAACTGGAAGTCAATTGCCGCAGCATAAGGATCGTCTGTGGTGATCGTTGCCCCCCATGCTTGACTCAATGGGCCTGCTGGTTGTGGTTGCCCTTGCTCGTCGGGAATCACTCCTTCGCCAACCAACGTCGCAATCTGTGTTGCGGGAACATACAGACGACTCAGTACGCCATCTTTCGCAGCCACCTGATCCATCCACTCTTCCACTTGGTCGGCCATAAACTGTGCCCGTCCCGATGCAGCCTGAAATCGAATGTTAACCTCAGCGGCACTTCGGTATTGGCGTTGTGGTTGTGCTCCATATAGGATAGGATCAAGGCCAACAGCACGGGAGAATTGATCTTCCAAGAGTTGAACGAACTGCAAGACGTCACGATTCACGGGTGGCAGCGTGATGGTGTGATATAGTTCCTTCTCGAAATCTGTGATCTGCTTGGAGGAAATTGGCACAATAGCCAAATCCTCATAGCCACGTAATGCCGTGACTAACTGGGAATCAACATGATCTGGCACCACGATAATAGCCCGTGTCGAGCGTACAGCCTGGGCATAAATGTATCCGTAGAGATGGTCTAAAATCATCTGCATGGGTACGCCAGCCTGCAATGGGCTACGTGCCCAAGCGTTGTCGGTGTTTGGATAGAAATCCAGAACACTCATGGGCCACGGGTGGATGGTATTCCCAAAGGATGCAACGGGCCATTGCACGCTCACCTTCAAGCGTTCAATATCCGACTGGATGACATCCGGGTCCATATTGAGTGGATATTCTGCCCCCTCGGCAATGGCAAACCATAGATGATCCCCTAATTGATCCAGCGCCTCTTGGGCTGTTCGTAAAGGATCGTCGGGGCTTGTATAGCGGAGTCCACTACCAATGCGACTGTACACCTCGTAGAAGGTGATAACTGGGGTATCATCCGATGGGTCTTCTGGTGTGTTATCCCGACACATTCGGAGCAATTTCTGCTCATCAACGCCCAGTTGTTTCGCAGCCAGCCAGGATGCCACGGTGCGTTTACGCATAATGAATCCTGCATCCCGGAGTGTCTTGGCGCTTGGGTCGATAAACAAATTATCGACACTATCGTAAAACGATGCCGGGATAATCCCGCTGGCGTGTGGCAACAGACCATGCCAAACAACGCCACGTCCTTTCACTAAGGCTTCCGTGACAGCCAGGCGGGCTTCACGCAATAGGTGATATTCCTCTGTGATGTAGTTCAGCCACCATTCTAGGAGCGTGGTAATAGTGGCCAATGCGGTTCTTTGCATCTTATCGACGTACCGCATCGGGATACTACCGAGAATCATGGCGCTCTGTACGAGTTCCTCTGGAAACATGGGTTGGCGCACAGCCACCCGTCGGACTGGAGTGCTCGCCATAATGAATGGAATGTACAGATCAACAAACTCTTGAAACTTATTGACCCTTGGCCGATAAAAGGATGGATGGCTGTGTCCAGCAGCGTGGGACCAGATGGGAAAATACAGATCGTCGTAATCTTTGCAAAGATATTCCCATAGTTGGGCCGCCGTTTGGCCGAACTGCTTCTTCTTGACTGTTTTAGCCTGCTGCAATCGTTGCAGCCAAACTTGGTTGAGCTGCCGAAGCCATTCACTCATGGGAGGCCTGCTTTCCTGTGGACTCACGTTGGGCTAGTTTTTTCTCAAGCGACGCAATCCGCTGTTGCAGCGTACGCAATTGTTCTTGCGTGTCGTCGAGCAGTTGTCGGATTTGCCGCATTTGTGTCAGTGGCATCAACGGAAGAAATGTGGCGCGTCCCACCAAGGCTGTCTTATCTTGGCATCTCGGATCGTCTCGATGCCAAACACCAGACAAACGCAGCACTGGGGGGCCAGAGCTTGGAAACACCACAACATCAATGGCGTCCCCGCCGGTGCGCACCACAAAGCCATATTGCGGTTGGGCATCGGAGGTTGGAAAATACACTAAAACCACATCACCTGGCAACATAGAATCGTACATGCATATCTCCTATCCAACAGAAATCCCAAGGCCACGATGCGATTGGCGACGAGCAAATCGGCTTTCCAGAAAACGGTCGTAGATCGACTTGGAAGCAATTTCCACAACCTGGCGTTTCGGCATAAAGGTGGGCCGATATGCTACAAGATATTCTAACGCATCAAGGAGGTCAAAATGGCCATTGATTCGTTTTTTTGGATTCCGCTCGTCTAACTGAGCCACATTCATTTGGTAAATCAATTGTTTGGTGCGGCCACGAAAGAACTTAATGCCCATCACGCCAGGTTCGTCTGTCTGTGTCAATAGACGCCGGACTTCTTCACGGCGTGCTTCTACGTCGTCAAGGCCGGGCATGAAACCACACAGCGGCCCCGTGACGCGTGGGGAAAGACCTAAATCGAGGGCAGCCTGGCGATATTGTGCAGCCACCTGCACCTGGGTGCCCATTGTTCGAGCACGGCCAGCGCGCTTATCAATAATCCACACTTCCCATGCCCAGTCCGCATAACGATCCTTGATTGTAGCTGCCCATTGCAATGCATCGGTGTTTGTTAAGAGGAGTTCATCAAAGATGTACAGGCAGGATTGATCAGGAGGTACAGCGCCAAAGATGGTTCCGCAAAAAGCGGTGCCAGGATCAAGTGACAGATAGCATGTCCAGTCGGATGGAATCTGGAAAGGTTCTACGCCGTGTTTGGTGTGGATGTCCAGTTGTGGATAGATACGCCAAGTTTCAAGAGCGAACTGTCCATCAATGCGCACTCGCCGTTCTTGATCCGGCAGGAAATCAGCGAACCAAGCCTTTTCTGATTCGGAGATATAGGGGTTATCTCCAATCAGAAGTTGGAAGACTTGGACATCATCAGATTCCAGTGACCGCTGTTGCAATTCCCACAGGAGTGGATTCTGGCGTTGTGGTGTAGCAGACCAGATGCCATAGCTTTTCCAACGCGGGTCAACATCCACGATGCCACGGGCCATTTCCCAAAAAATCTGTGGGTTGACGATTTGTTCGTCAATCCATACCAGATCATAATGTTCGCCCTGCTTCATCGAGCCGCGGCTACTCACAAACAGGATGCGCCATCCATTGGTAAACTTCACCAAGCGAGGGACCGCTCTGGCTTTATCTTCCCAAGCAATAGGCTTCTCGATTTGCGATTGTGGCAGTAAAGGCGGCATAGACTTGCGTTTGCATCCAGGAGGAATGCTTACCATATCAGGGAGCGTGAGTTTACGCCATAACATCCCGATATGATCGAAGTCCAAGCCTACCACCACTGCATAACCATTGGTGGGCCGGTATTTCCCTTGCGGGTCTTTACCGAGTACAGCACGGGCCAACTCAACAGCGGCGGCCAGAGTCTTCCCGGAGCGGTTACTACCCAGCAGGAGTCGCCACTTCGCTGTACTGCGATGGAAATCCATCGCGCCCACCAACGGTTGATACAGGTCAACTGTGAACAGGATGTTATCCTTTACTCAGATGACGAGCTAGACGACGATTCTTCAGATGGCGGTGTTACTTCACCAGGAAGTTTCGGAAATCCAGCATAGACATCAACGATGGCGGTAGTGTCCGCGGTTAAAGCGTCTTCCGCTACGACGCCTAACAGAAATACCGCCGTATCTGAAGAACCAACCTCAGTCAACTTTCCATCGCTGCCCGACATCACCAAAGCGGTCTCTCTTAAGCCGCTAGCCGTGCCTTTCGCCACGGCGACTTTGCCGCTTTCCACTACATAGACGATGTCGTACTGTTTCACGACGGTACCAACAGCCATTAAGGCCGGGTCTAGAGGCTTAGTTGGAGCGCCATCGGTTGTTGCCTTGCCGATAATTGTCTCGCCCAACACATCGAACTCCATTAAGTCCTTGGATGGAACGAGATTATCAGAACCGACATAACGCACGGCACGCAAGACCAATTCTTCGGCGGGATAGTCGGGGTTGCGAACACGCCACAGCGTGCCAACCACGTCTTCTCCCACTGTCGGCGCTGGCGTCATCGCCCCTTGCGTGTACGTGGTACCACGCGGAAACGGAAGAACAGGATACGGAGCAGGCATCAAAACACCTCCTTTGAAAAGTTATTGTTGGCCAGAAATTGTCGTCAGTTTAGCAAAGAACGCCGGCGTCTCCATGCGCAAATTGCCGTGGAAGTCCATGTAGAATGTATCGTTCGCATAAGGATCGGTATTCTCATGGACTTCAATCAGCTGGTTTTGCAGCATAAGGAGCTCGATGTTTTTTGTGGGAATCAGGTAGGCTGTATCCGCCGGGCAATAGGGATCGGCGATCAGCTCGACGCCCTCGAAGTGCAGGGCTGTGATTCCCAAGTCAACCAGTTGCGGCGATTTGGTGGCTTCCATTTGCCAGTATTGGTCAGCAGATTCACGGGCCTGCCGTTCCAATTCAGGATGCATGATCATCACGTTTGGCGTGACGCCCTGCAGCGCCAACAGCCATGTGCGAGCATAGCGGGTTGCGGAGCGCCAATTAGTTTGCCACGATACCGATGTGATTCCTTCGGGTTTAAATTTGGCGTTGGAGTAATCCACCACCATGGGGCTCCAGGCGCAATACTCCGTGGAAATATGCTCTGCTTCCGGCCAAGGTGCATCAGCACTGCATGTGCCACCGTGAGCACCAAGCGCGGTGGAAAGTCCAGCATAGACATCCGCAGGCTTCCCAACAGCACTTCCAGTTCCAGACACCAATCCATCGACCGCAAACATGCTTTCCAATCCGTGGATGTGATCTGTGCCAGCATCCCCATCGCTATACATCACACGTTGGAGATAGACTTTAAAGTCGTCCATCATCCAATTGACGATGCTTTCCAAGATGCGAGGCAGGTTGGATTCTTTATCCTGCCCTACCAAGCGCTCTTGGCGAGTGATGTATTCGCCGAGGCCATAGGCACGCCACGGAAGGACGGCCTCGACGTGTCGAACAGGTGCTTCAAACGGAACATTCACGGGATAGGAACCAATCGGAACTGGTTCCCGGCGCTTAATCCGCGCGCGCCAACGGATGTCAGGCGCGACGTGTTTGCGGATTCGCCCATACGCCTTGAGGACACCCAGCAACTTCGCCTCTTGAAAAATAGGCTCAGTAATAGTCTGGATGTATTTGTTGATTACCGTCGCGTTTAGCCGCGGCGTAATGATGTTACCCATGACAAAATCTCCTTATAAAAGAACCAGGAAACAATCCCAACACGGTGTCGCTCTGGTGTATTGCACGGATTGCTCTGGTTGGCTTGCGGTCAAGGAGTATTGGGAGGGGAGTAGAAAGGGCCAAGTTTGCACTTGGGTGTCCTACTACCCCCCATCCCCCAGAGCTAACGCAAGCCATTATACGTGCAGTCTTATTTCTTGTAGGCATTCACAGTTTGTTGAAACGCTTCATCGAGCGTATAGTATGTACCATCTTTCTTTTTGGTACCGAGCAATTGCGTCAGGTACTCCGTGGAGTCTTCAGGCAACTGCGCACCTGTTTTGGTTGGTGCATGAAACGATGCTGGCACTGGCACCTTCGATTGTCGTGGAGGAGGTGCCAATTGTTGCATGGTATTCCAAGCGATCTGGATGGCGTGGGCTGGATGTAGGTTTTTATCTTGAGCAATCAGTTGATCTGCCAACTTGGTTAACTTTTCACCTACCGGCGTGAGCGGTTTTGATGGGTCCCCGTCTTGGAACAACACCGGCGTGACGGCCTGTGCCCAACGACTGAACCCGGCGATTTCGATGGCTTGCTGGATTTGCTGAGTAAAGTTCTGGGCCACCCGCTCTTCAATCGCAGGAGCAATGTGCTCGGCGAAAAACCCGGTTGGGTCTTGAATAAGCGCATTGAGGAATTCCTCTCTATAATTCAAGTACTTCTCTGTTTTCTCGGCAATCTCTTGTGGGACGCCGGGATTCGGGACAATCTTGCCTGTTTCATCGCGATGGACCAGTTTGAGCCATGTTGGGTCCCACTCCAATTGTTCTTGCGGCGGTGCTGTTTGTGGCTCTTGAGTTTGTTGTTGCGGCGGAGCGCCTTGCAAGAGTTGCATAAGGCCTTCTTGGCCGTACCGTTGCACAAGAGCACCCACCAATTGAGAGGCTTCATCTCGCTTGCCAATCATCTTTTGGGCTTCAATTAAGCCCTTCAACAATGCCGAGTCGTCGCTGTATTTATCGGAAAAATCAACTCCAAACTCCTCCTTGACATACTGCATCAATTCTTTGCTGCAAGTCTGGCACGGTTCTCCTGTGGTCGGTTCAGTGCCGGTAGGCTCTTGGCCTGCAGGTTCTTGGCCTGTTTGCATTTGTCCTGCCGGTTCTTGGCCTACTGGAGTTTGATCTTGTTGTGGAGAGCCAGTCGTCTGTTGATCAGTGGTTTGTTGGGTTTGGACCTGCTGTGTTGCTGCGTCTGCGTTTGATGCGTTCTGCGTTTCTAATGCCACAAAGTCTGCTAGCGTCGTCATATAAAGACTCCTTTGGTAACTTGGCCGCTTTAACAGTATCGTTCCACCCTGGAACGTCTGCAGCATGGCCCATTGCTAGGTAGTTGACAAGAAGTGCCGCCGGAATTGTTTTCAGTAATCCGGTTTGCTTGATTGCGTTTGCAACACGTCGCAAATCGGTAATTGTCGCTGCTGGTGGTCGAAGAATCAGTAATGGATATCCAAAGCCTCTATGTTCCGATGGCCACAGAATGACTGCACCGAACTCTGGTATGAATGTGGACCCGTTATGAATGGCATCAAGGAAAAGCACTCGAAAAAGATCGCGCAGCATTCGGACCGTTGTTTGTACTGGCAACTCAGGATAACGGGAGATTACTGCCTGCACTAAGTCGTCAATCCGTGTTTGTGCTTGCCGCAATGCGCTCAACCCCAAAGGCAGGTTGGAGCCTTGCTGTGTTCTGTTTTTCCATGTCGATAGTTTTGGTGGCATTATACAACGCAAGCGTAGCAGAAGGCGTGTCCGTCGTGGAGTTCTTTATGCACATCAGCGAGTGCATTCCAAGCGCCACCTGGCGTTTCGCCGTTCGGTGTAGGCAAGCCGCAATCACCCCAGGAATTGAGTCGATACAGTGCGTCAAATTCGTGGTCATACTCAATAAACGTCATTACGTGTGGCCACACGCCGTGTGGCACCCACACAACACGATCGTTGTAAACTGTGGGTGGCCATTGAAAGCCTTGGTAGGACGCGATAATCACTGGCACGCGGTATTGGGACACAAACACCCGAATGCATTCCACGTCGTTAGGCAAGCGATAGAATTGTACATCGACATGCTTTGCGTCCTGTTGCAATGTTGCCAGTACTGGACGCACCTTATTGGTGTGCGAGATCGATTGTTTCAGGATGGTTTGTGGGGCACGTGGGTTGGTGGCGTCGAGGTATCCGTATTTCGACAAAGCGTCCAGGCACCATGCTACAGTGGTTCCATCGCGGAGGACACGCACTGGAGCGACCAGGTGCCGTCCTGTTGCGTACCACCATGATGCCATGACTGTGACGAATTGATTTTTGCGTATTGCCATTACGCGCTCAAAAGCGGTAGCCAATGCACGAGCTGGGCTATCGCTGTATGTTTGTTTTTGCGTGCTTGCATCGCGCCCAAATTGTGCGCGCATGTAATCCCAAATGGGTTGAGCCAATGCCGGATGATCTTGATCTAACTCCAGTGCTGTTGATGTCCATGTCGTTTGCACAGGAGCATCTTCGCTGCGCTCTAAAGAAGCGCCCAACCATCCGAAGTAAAAGAGATCGAGTGTTGGGTCTTTACGTGTCATACTCTTCGATGTAGCGCATGTACTCACTTAGCGCTGTGTTTGGACGGACTGGCTTCCCATCGTTGTCTGTGTAGCGCCGCACTCGAAAAGATCGCAAGAGTTCGTGCGCGTCTTGTTTACAGAGAGCGCGCTGCTCCACGAGACGGCGTCTGCACTTGCGGCAGATGTACCACTCCGATGCTTCGCAGTCATCCATCACCCGTAGGCACTCGGTGCAATGGCTCATAACGCACCTCACACTTCCGGCAATCCATTGCCGATTCTTGGGGCATCCACTTACCCCCCAGGAGAACTATTGCGTAAAAAATAGGCAATCGTCACCTTTCACTTACCATTGTAGCATAACCCGAAAACCGTGTCAAGCCGGGTTGGGAAAAACGTTCCAAATTACCAACCATCACCAACACCCACGCTTTCCACACCAAGAAACCAAACTTCCGGGAGGCGGAACCTCAAACATCGTTTCTAAGGCCCCTAGCACCTTCGCTGTTGCGTTCCGTGATGTAGGTTCGATACTTTTATCAAATATCCGCAACTTTCGATTCTAGGGGCATTCTGTGCAATCCTGTGGCACGCTATACCAAAAGGGGGGTCACTGGATGTTCCGTCCTTGACACAAGCACCCCAAAATCCACCACTGGACATCCAAAGGCCAGGAGGTGTAACCATAAATTTCAATTCTAAGGCCCCTAGCACCTTCGCTGTTGCGTTCTGTGGGGTAGGTCCGATACTTTTATCATAAAACCAGCCCGTTCGATTCTAGGGGCATTCTGTGCAACTACAGGGCATTTCGTTTCTAAATCTTTGCGTTAAAACAAGTTACGGCACCACGGCACGTTAGTAAGGCCTGATTCTGGGCTGTCAGATAAGCCACCAACAGAAAACCCTAGAATTTTTGGGGAAGGGAAAGGGAAGAAGGGGGGGACTTAGGGGGGGATATAAGGTAAGGGTAGGGGCATACGTAGGATTAAGATACTATTCTAGGATAAAGCTCTAAACAAGTGGATAAAAATCGTTGAATAGGAGTATATCAGGATTAAGCCTATATTAGATTCTTAACTATCTAGATATTAGATATATCCTATTATTAGATATAGCGAACCCCCTCCGACGAGGTATTGGCTATCCCTCCAACAGACTAACCAGCAGCATCATCACCAACAACTTCCAGGTTACCCAACTAGCCTAACCGACCCAAACACCCACCAAACCAACAAGCAGCACACCCCCCACTCGCCCCAAGCTACTTCCATTGCAACGCGTTCTGTTACGCAGCACCACGCCCCACAAATCAACGCCTCCAGCCGCGCTAAACTTCACCCCACAAACATCCATCACCACCCACAAAAAACTACCCCCCCCGCAGAACTACTGCTTAAAAAATAGGCACTCACTGCCTACTTTTTACGCACACCTTTGAGGTACACCATACCACCCAAGAATCGGCAATTCTGGCAATGCTAACCACCCGGAAGAAGGGGTAAAGTGGTAGGTACAAACCTACGGGATCGGCTCTCGTTGGGGGGCCTGCCCCCCCGTCGTTGTTGGGTGGCATCCCCCCCGTCGTGGTGGGTGTCGTGCGTGGTTCCTGGTTAGTTGTCACCCGGTAGGACCCGGTGGCCCCGGCTGGATTCCCGGTAGGACCCGGTGGCCCCGGCTGGATTCCCGGTAGGACCCGGTGGCCCCGGCTGGATTCCCGGTAGGACCCGGTGGCCCCGGCTGGAT